ACACGCGACTCCGCCAGACCACTTATCAAGTGGATCGGGGCTTTCAGTGAACACTGAAAGAGCATGTCGTCTCCGCACGTTTCAGTTTTCCTCTGTATGGTCTTAATGACCGGAACGAGGAATTCCGTCCGTTGCAAATCCTGGTTCCACCTCGCCTTAGGAAAGCGATTAGGTGCAGGGTTTACAAAAGACTTGAAACCTGCGTACTCAGCTGACATCGGTACGCGTGGTATGGATACCACACGCAGCGTCGATTCAAGATGGTGAGAGGTGGCGACGAAAAACTTTGAATAAAAGTTATTCGCCACATCAACCAAACTTGAGATGTCCTCTGAGCTCTCGCCGTATGGACCCTTCCATTTAGTAGCGGTTATGTCAACACCGCGGAAGCAATCTACGCCACAAGACTCTCGGAAGTTTCCTTCCCAGTATGTCTTTGTGTCGTTGATCTTGAAGTGCAGTACTTCAAGGCCCAAAACGACGAGATCCCTGCTGTCTACGGGGACGACAATGTCGTCTCCGAAGACGGTCACCTCACCAGCGAGAGACCTAATAGTCTCTGTGCTCGGCCGCCTGTGACGTTTCGTCAGTATGGCGGAAACAACGATGCACAGAAACAGAAAGGTCTCGACCGGAAAGGTGCAGGCGCTCCCCATCGTGCTGAATTTATTCAGCTCGACATACTCTGGAAGATTGTCGACCAGATTTTGTCTCAAACGACGGGTCCGAGATGCCTGTAGGGCCAGCAGAAGTCCAGGATTTCTCCTGAACAGCTGTCCTACTGCATGACACGTTACACGGTCGCTAGCAGCCGACAAATCGACTGTAGCGAGGGTGCCATCCGAACTACCTCGTCGACAGAGCTCTTGGTTCTTGGTTTGATCATCAAATGTGATGAACTCACCAAGCCAGGTTTGCTCCGTTCTCGAGGCAAAGTAATGCCAGAGGTTTTGCTGGCACCACTGATGTTCCATTGGCTCACACGCAATTAAGCGTGGCTTAAGGAACGTCTTCGGAACACTTACGAGCCTAGACCATGGTTCTTCCGAACTATAGTCTGCCTTACGGCCCTGCTGAGACGGATCCCAGTAGTGTGACTCATAAGCCGCATCTGCCCAACTGCTAAAATTGTGGAAACCACAATCCGCGATTGGG